GATACAGTTCCAAGAGATGATACCGGCTGATAAGAGTCCGAGTGAACGAGCAGTAATGGAGGGCTAGATGGGTGGCCAGAGCTTCAAGTGCCCTAAGTGTGATAAGTGGTTCCTTGCAAAGGGAGCACTCAAGCATCACTTCCAGAGTAAGCATGAGATTGATGGAGGGTTGAACATGCACAAGAACCCATATGAGCGGTTAGGTCAGTGGTACTTTTCTGATGAGACTGGCGACGAGGACGGCCCGTATAAAAGTGAGATGTTAGCCAATGTTGCGATGTTATTGTACGGACATTGGCTAACCACAGACGAAGAGTACAAAATTGTTCGCGTAATTGATGGCAAAGTAGTGGAGGACAAGTGATGTCTATGCGGTCGCAGGCCATGATCGATGCAGTGATCAAGAAGTTGGCCACTGCAACATTGGGAGGGAATAAGAACGTCATAGGCATTATCGAGGATGCCATCGAAGACTTGAAGGCTTTGAAGCGTGAAGACATGAAGAGGGAGAACTAAGATGGCACGACGGAACGAGAAGGTTGACAACTTCATTGACATCGACATCGATGAGGTTGTACGTGACGAGTCAACTGATCTGGCAGTTCTAGTTAGAATTGATAAGGACCAAAAATGGATACCGAGAAGCATCATAGAGAAAATGGAACCGAAGCAGATCACAGTGCAGGAATGGTGGGCTGTGCAAGAAGGCTTTGTGTGAGTCACACGGCCTTTAAACAGTGCGGCAAGTTGTGTTGTATAAGAGATGGAGTGTGCTGTGGGTGTTGCAAGAAGGGCTATCAAGGTCGGTCCATACATCGCGCAGCCGGCCGAGGAAGCTGGTTCCAGGATGGCGATATTCCTTTGGGGTCCAGCGACTGTTGGCAAAACGACCTTTGCAGCCACAGCACCGGGGAACAAGTTGTGGTTATCTCTAGGTGATAACGAGCACATGAGCGTTGCCCATAGACGGGACGTTCATGTGCTCAAGCTCTATGACCAAGCGTTGCCAGAGTTGTTCAAGCACGCACAGAGTGATGATCCGTTTGGACTTGATAAGGCACTGGCAGAGAATGAAGACATTCAAACAGTTGTGTGTGACTCGGTGACTGCGCTAGCGTTTAGGGCATTACAGAAGGCAGTAAGGGATGGCATCGGAGCAGGTAAGGAATTTAGACCTTCGATGGAAATGCCAGGAGTTTCAGCTTACGGAGGTAGGAACGGCATTGTGTTGGAGGTACTCACAGGACTACTGCGAGTTACTGCAAAGCACAGTGTTCACTTCATTGCAACGGCGCATGAAGATGATGCGACGACGAAGAAGGATGATAGAGGCAACGACATTATCGACTATGTAACCGTTATGCTAGGCGGCAAGCTCGTAAACAATATGTCGTTTAGGTGGTCAGAGATTTGGCATTTGTCTCAGGACACCAATGTAGAGGCTAAGCGGAGGCTGGCGATTAGACCAGTGCGATATCGCAGGCCGATGAAAACTAGGATGTTTACCAGTTCAGGAGAGAAGGAGTTCGTCTTGAAGTATGATGCAAACAAACCAGACAAAGGTCAGATGACAATCGCAAGGTGGTACCACGAATGGGAACAAAACGGATATCAAAAGTTGGAGGTGCCGAAGTGATCTACGAAGCCTGCTCAGTGTGTGGCAAAGCAGTCAAACCTGAACATGGGTTTCGTGTCGATGGCAACTGTGTGAGTCACATAGATTGCATGGCGCCTAAGGCAAAAGATAAAGTTGGTCCTACAATCACAACGGTTCCGACCAGAGAAGGCGGTGAGCGTTGGGACGGGATCAAAATGGACTCCTGATCGGGGGAGTTAATATATAAGTGTAGGTGGCCGATCCCACCCACTGTACAGGAGAGAGTTGGTATGGCTAAAGCACAAACACAAGACGATGAAGCCCAGGAAGATGTGGACATCATCGAACTTGAAGACAGCCTTGCCGACGTTGAGAAGCCGAAAGAGCTTCGCCCTGGCGTCTACCTCGGTGAGGTGCAGGATGTCCAGAAGCAAACGTCTGGGAAGGGAAACCAGTACTACGCCATCAAGATCGTTATTGCGCCGGATGAAGTGCCGGCCGATACACGAGATGATTTCCCAGATGGCGTCATTCTCTATTGGAACCGTCAAGTTGTTCCGAAGAAGGGAGACCGTCGCGCTCTATTCAACATGCGTAAGTTGTACGAGGCGTTTGGTCTGAGTTCCAATGTGACTGTCATCGACACCAGTGAGTGGATGGGATGCTCAGTGCGTGTTCGTGTTCGTCACAAGCCGTGGGAAGGAGAGTTGCGTGCGGAAATCCAGTCGCTCGAAGCGGCAGAGGCTCCTGCACGTGGCACAAGCAAGAGAAAGCCACAGGATCAAGAGGAAGACCAGGAGGAAGATGAGGGCGATGCTGCGCCAGCGCGTGGCAGAAAGCCTGCTGGGAAGCCGAAGGGTCGTGGTCGATAGAAGCGACTACCGTTAAGGCCGGGTCCTGTGTGAGTCACACACAGGACCCATTCACTCACAAGGAGAAGTAACATGACTTTCGACAAGGAACTGAGAAGACAAAAGGAACTAACCATAGGCGAGCTTCGAGTTCGTACTGCATTTAATCCATCAGCAAATTCAACAGTTGATGAGATCAAGCAGAAGACTGCTGAGTTGATTAATCTATGCGATAAGGTTATGGGCGATGGGTCATCGGGCGAAGTTCGACGACTTGTTGCTTTAGCCCAAACGCACTACGAAGATGCTGCCATGTGGGCAGTCAAAGCTGCTACAGCGTAGGAGGCATACATGAGTCGCGATTTTGACGAGAAGCTGAAAGAGAAGTTGGAAGAGCAGCGTGCAGGCGCTGAGAGGCAGCGTCGTGGTATATTTGAAGGAGGAGGAGGAGCAGGAGCACCCATGGAGTCTGATGCCGCAGGCTATGGAATGGTCCAAGGCAATCAAGTCAATCAAGTCATGGACAAGCTCGTAGTGGTCAAGATGTTGTACCAACGAGCTAATGAAATTGAGGCAAACGCTCGTGGCATCAGGCGTCTTGCTGAGTTGGTAAATGCTGCGGGCAATACGGACTTCGATCTATTCGCCATGATATTGACTATCGTCCGCACACGCTAAACAGACGGAGGCTCTCGTGTTTGAAAGTAGATATACAGTAACGGTCAACCTACGGGAGCCTCCTAAAAACGGCACAGCCCAATTGGTGTGGCGTTGTCAGGCTGCCGATAGGAACCTCGTGACGAAGGCAGCAAAGTTATTGGGCATCTCTGTCAATAGCTTTATGCGGGCCGCAGTAATACAAACAGCACAGCAGGTGTTGGAGATAAACGAGCCTGCGAAGAAGAGTAAGGGTGTCTCAGTTGATCACGTCACGAGGTTACTAGTTAGTCCAGAGTTACCGCCAGGAGTAAAGCGATGATTGATTTTAAAGCGTTAGCGTCGAAGAAGAAACTTGAGCGTGAAGGCGTTCCAGAGCGTCGCCTTAGTCTTGAACAACAACATGCTGTTGAGGTATGTTGTGATCTAAAGAATACAATCGCAGGAATTACCGGAGGTGCAGGCACTGGCAAGACCCTAGTCCTTGGTCATGTATATCGGCAGTTAGTTGGTCTAGGTATCAAGACAGTTCTGGCTGCTCCTACTGGGCGTGCAGCTAAACGCGTACAGGAGTTAACGGGCATTCCGGCTAAGACCATTCACAGGCTGTTGGAGTTTCCGATGCCTGATGATCCTGACGATACGCCAGTGGAATTGATGAATGAACCGAGGCGTAATCGAATGATACCATTAGAAGAGAGAGTTGTCATTGTTGATGAGTCGTCCATGATTGGCCCTACGCTACACGGTCAGTTGATGGATGCGTTGCGCAAGGATGGAGCGATCAGGTTCTTTGGCGACAACAATCAGTTGCCTCCTGTAGAGGAAGGAACACCGCCTTTCATTGAGACGCTGTTGAAGTTTCCAGCAGTTGAACTTATGTACAACTTTCGCAGTGACGATGCCATTGTGTCTAACGCAATGCGCATTCTGCAGAGTAAGATACCGTTTCGTAACGATAGGTTTGTGATCATCTACGACGAGAACCCACTGGCCTACATGCTCAACATGACACGAGGATTGAAGGACTTCGCCGATGACAGTCATCAGATCATCATGCCAACTCGGCGTGGAAAATATGGAACGATGCGTATCAATCCGTCACTGCAACTACGTTTCAACGGAAAAGGGCCGCTACTATTGTTGGATCGTTACGACACCAAAGAACCGAGACTCGCAGTTAGAAAAGGAGACAAGTTCCTCTGGATCAAAAACGACTACAAGCTTAACATGTTCAATGGGGAGCTTGGACGCATTAGTGGCCTCGATGCTGAAGATGGTGAGTTGACACTCAAGACATCTGATAGAGCCGCTGATGTTATTGTCCCTGCACGACTGACAACGTATAGCCCATATCATAAGACTGTTATCCAGTACGATCCCAGAAAACAGATCGAGTTGGGCTATGCAATCACGACGCATAAGGCACAGGGATCAGAGTTTGATACGGTCATCTACTGCATAGCAAGGGGACACTCATGGCTACTGAACAAAAGGAACTTCTATACCGCAGTTACAAGGGCAAAAAACAAAGTTATCATTATATCAGACAAGAGAGCTATGGGCCTTTCTATGGGAGCCCCACGGCGATCAGACTGATAAGGGCTGTAGTAGTTGGTGTGTCGATGGGGCTGCTTGGTGGATTTAGTGTTCCAGTGTTGATGTGGATAAGGGAGTTAGTGCGATGAGTGTGAGTCACACAGCACTGAACAAACTTTTTGGCAAGGCCGAAGAAGTCAATGGCCATGAGCGTTGCGAAACGTACCTATATCGGTGGGAGGTGTTGAAGACTCGTTGGTGCAAGGTCATGATCCATCACTTTGTGGGAGATGACTGGTCTAGAGATTTCCACGATCACCCAAAGAACTTTGTTACTGTTGGAATAAAGGGATCGTATCTAGAGGAGACGCCAAACGGCACTGAGATATTCAAATCGCCTTGGATCAGGAAGTTCGGACCACATCATCAGCATAGGGTGTCGACTCCGTGGGGCCCTTGTTGGACACTTGTATTTGTGGGAAGGCAGCTACGAGATTGGGGGTTTTGGCACGATGGCAAATGGTATCACTGGAAGAAGTATGTGGAAGAAAAAGGAGGACCAGCAGATAAGATGAAGTCGTGCGATTAGCGTGTGACTCACACAGGGGAAATTCAAATGACTAATCCAATCAAATACGTAGTACTCAACGGCCCGCCTAGCACAGGCAAGTCCACGATAGCAGTTGAACTGTGTCGAGACTTGAACCAAGCGTTGGGAGGAAAGGTCATAGCTCCTAAGGTCATCACTGACTCATTTAGTGCCCCACTCAAACACTTTTTCGCTGCGGCACTGGCAGAGCCTTATGGCTTCGCAGATAAGGAGAAGGCACGACCAGAACTTAGTGGGTTCAGTATGCGGCAGTCACTTATCATGCTCGCTGAAGATCACTGCAAAAAGGTCTACGGACCAGACATCTTTGGTAAGTGGCTCATGCACAGAGTTTTAAAGAAGCCTCACATGCGTCCTGAGTTTGTGATCATTGACGACGGTGGCTTTCCTAAAGAGATAGATGCACTACCTAATCCATTCGTTGTTTGGGTACGTCGTCCTGGTAAGACATTCGATAGCGACTCTCGGGGATGGTATGATAAGCCAAGCTATACGTTATTGAACGATGGCGATATGGCAGCGTTGTGGTCGAAACTAAAGGCACTAACTGGGCATTTGTTGGGGGGTCCGTCATGGCGAAACGAGCCATAAGCATTGAGTTACTACACGAACAGTTTAGGTCCCACGCGGATGATATGGGACTCAACACAGAGGTGCTGTCAGATGGCCCGATCAGTGCCGAAGTCGTGTTTATTGGAGAGGGTCCTGGAGAGACTGAGTGTCGAAGACGCAAACCATTTGTTGGTGGCTCAGGTAAACTTATGTGGGAAGGTGCGGCCAGATGGGGTCTGCGTCCTGAAACGGTCTATGCTACGAATGTCGTCAAGCGTCAGATCAGCTTATCGAGTAAGGGCAACGAAAAGCACGTCGTCTTAAAGGATGAGTTGGACAAATGGATAGACCTGACACAATGGGAATTGAGTCAATTGCCAAACGTGAAGGTTATCGTTTGTTTAGGGAACTACGCAATTCAGGCAGTTTTAGGACTGGACAAAATAACAAAGTGGAGGGGGTCCGTCTTGCCACTGGATTTACCGAATGGCCGGAAGGGATATGCGGTGTGCACTTTCAATGCAGCCTTTTTGATGGGGGATCGCGAGCCACGTTTCGAGCCTATTTTCATAAAGGACCTACAAAGGGCGAGACACGTGTTAGATGGAACGTTCAAACCTCACCTGATCGAGGAATTGATCAACCCGACCTACAAAGAGGCTATGCGTTTTATCAAGGACCTGAAGGGTGAGAAGCGTCCAGTGTCCTATGACATAGAGGCGATCAATTATGAGATGGCTTGCATCGGCTTGTCGAACAATCCTCATCGCGCTATGTGTATTAACTTTCGTGATCATAAGCGCAATCGTTTTACGACAGGCGAAGAAGTCAACATCTTGTATGCAATCCAAGACCTGTGTGACTCACACAAGATGATCGCCCAGAATGCGCAGTTCGACGCCTACTTCTCCTGGATGCATCAACTGCTACGCACTGACTTTTGGTTTGATACTTTACTGGCACACCATGCGTTGTATCCTTTGCTGCCGCACAGCCTTGCGTTCCTTGTATCTCAGTATACAACACATCCATATTACAAAGGAGATGCCGAGTCGTGGCGTGACGGTGGAGAGATCGATACGTTCTGGAAGTACAACTGCAAAGATGCAGCACTGACATACGCGTGTTATGAAAAGCTGCACGATCAGATCATGAAACAGGGTATGGCAGATGTCTTTTTCGATCACATTATGCGTGCACATCCTCATCTGTATCGTGCTACTGTACATGGCATTAATACTGATATGAGTATGAAGGAGATCATCAAGGACCAAGTAACGGCAGAGGTGGCAGTCGCCGAGCAGAAGTTCTATGACATCGTTCAAGAGATGACAGGTGACAAAGAATACTTCCCAAATCCTAACTCGCATCATCAAATGCGTGACTTGTTCTTCACGCGATTGAAACTAGAAGGTCGTGGTGTCTCTACGGACGAAGATAACCGCAATGTGATAATGGCCAATGTTAAAACACCGCCGTTGGCCAAAGAGATGTTGGTCTCCCTAGATGTGTTCAAAGAGAAGGACAAATTCCGTGGAACCTATGCCGAGTCGCGTGTGTCCCCTGACAATAGATTTAGGTTCGAGAATAAACAATTTGGAGTTAGCAGGGCTCCTGGCCGTTTGTCTTGTTCTCAGCTCCTTGTCGAGAAAGAAGGTGGAAACATACAAAACCAGCCCATGCAAGCGAGAGGGATGTACGTTGCTGACCCAGGGTGCGTGCTGTTGTATTTCGACCTTGCCCAGGCAGAGGCACAAGTAGTTTCGTTTAGAGCAGATATACCAGTTTGGAAAGAGCAATTCGCTAGAGCAAAGAAGGATGGAAGCTATGACTGTCACAGGGCACTCGCCTCGCAAATGTTCAAAATTCCGTACGATCAGGTTCCAACAAAAGATTGGGACAAAGAACTACGACCGACTAAGCGATATGTTGCGAAGCGATGCAGGCATGGTCTTAACTACCGAATGGAGCGCTTCAGGCTCTCGCAGGTCACGGGCTTACCTTACCATGAGTCAGCACGTGCCTTTGCTCTTTATCACTCAATCACGCCGGAGTTACGTAAATGGTGGGCCGCTGAGGAAGAAGGTTTCCGTAAAACGCATGCGATCTACAATCCGTTTGGACGTAGGCTCAAAGTTATACAAAGGATCGACGACTCAGTACTGGACTCAATTATCGCTTACTATCCACAATCCACCATTGGCGATAAGATTATTCAAGTCTGGTATCAATGCGAAGAAGATGACGATTGGCCCATACCTGAGCAGGCAAGGATCGGAATTGATGTGCATGATAACTTGGTTGCGATATCGACTCCTGCAAAAGCCAAGACTTGTTTGAAGATCATGAAGAAGTATGCCGAGTCAGATATCTTTATTCAAGACGTATACAACAGGAGGAAGCCAGAACCGTTAGGAGTGCCTGCGGATTTAAAGATGAGTTATCCAACACTGTGGTCAAAGGAAGATAATAAGTTTGTGGAGCATTCAAAAGGGCTGCACAGATGGAGTGAGATGAAGGTGGTGAAGCTATGACACGAGATTGGCAGAGTGCTTTAGTAGACTATCTGATCGAAGGTGGCCTACTTGGCTACAAGTGGTCGGACATCACGGCCAAATTCGACGCCTATGCAACGGCATCTATGATAGAAGCAGAGCTAACGTTTTTGGCTGCTGATGATAAGGCACAGAAGTTCAAGATACCCGCGATGGGCCGACGCGGGGGAAGAAGTTATACGGTCTGGAGAGCGACAACAAGGATAATGGAGCATATGTCATGAAGCTTACCGATACACAGGTTGCGTCGATTTGTCACAACGCAAATAAAACCTACTGCGAAACCATAGGCGACTTCACACAGGCAGAGTGGGCAGAGGCACCTGACTGGCAACAGATTAGTGCTGTCAAGGGGGTTGTATTTAATCGAGCAAACCCCGATGCACCAGCAAGTGCTAGTCATGAGTCGTGGCTCAAAAACAAGTACGAAGAGGGATGGAAATGGGGTCCAGTAAAGAATGAGAACTTGAAGACCCATCCCTGTTGTATGCCGTTCGGCGATTTGCCTTTAGATCAACAACGCAAAGACAAGCTGTTCAAAGCAATTGTGAATGCACTAGCTGTGTGAGTCACACACTATTGCGGTAAGTCCACAGCCGGTACTGTTGGGTCTACAGGTTGTCCCTGTAGACCCATTTTGTATGGGTCCAGGTCCTTCAACGTAATCGGTTTACCGAGTCGCTGAGAGAATTCAGACTCAACTGCCCTGATTTGTGTCAAGATTACACGGGCCGCGTCCTGCCTAATCCTCTCATAGAAGTTGCGTACAGCCCGAATGTTATCAGGGTCGATGTTATTTTTCTTTAGGAATGCGAGTTGCGCAGGCTTGTCCTCCATTTGATCTAGCCACGTGACGTTGTTTCCTTCATTGACTTTACGGATGGATTTGAGATGATCCGTAGTAAGTCTATACCTATCCCACAGGGATTGAAATCCGATGGCACCTGTTGGTTCTCCTTTACGTGTTACGGTAGCATCTTTCATCAACTTATTGTGTAGCTCTTCCATAAACATCTTATAGAGAGGATTAGTCGGCTGTGGCTGTTCGATGCCAGCAGGTTCAGACGGTGGCCTTTCACCGAGCACTTTAACGGCTTCTGCGGCG